GCTGCGGCGGTTACAGAGCCTGTCGTCGCACCCGTGGTAGCGCCAGAGCCTGCGGCGGCGAAACCTGTCGTTATCGAAAAACTTACAACACCACCTTCCCTACCACTGCTTCCAACAGAATCTCCTCATTCCGCATCGGGTCCTGCGAAAGTGCCATCCGTCAATATTGAAAAGAGTAACAACCCACCGCATCTTACGATTGAAACAGAACCATCTGTACACTTCACACCCTATGATACGGTATACCACGATACAAAGGACAGCGAGATTCTCTATGCGCCTAAGGTGAGCGTGGAGGATTTGCCTCCGTCGACGTGGGGACTCGAAGACGATGTTCCTAAATTAACCATTCAAGCAGCAAGTACGTCTTTATCTGGTCTAGAAGTTGAGGACTTGGAACCCGTTCAAGATATCGATGCGCCTCTCACATCGACCGGTGATTACGAAGAGTTGAAATAATAGGCCTTTATAGGGAATGGCTGCGATTGTAACAAAAACCGCATTCTTCACATTCGGTCGATTTCAACCACCCACCTTGGGCCACGGACTGCTCTTCCGAGAACTCGCTACCGCAGCGACCGCCGGAGGCGGTGATGCGTTCGTGTTTGTAAGCAGCACACAAGACAAGAAGAAGAACCCATTGTCCGTCGACCGCAAAGTCTTCTGGTTGGAACGCATGTACAGCGGTCTGCCGATTCGTTTTGTAAATACAACGACCTGTACAATTGACTCGATGGGGAAACCCTGTAAAACCATCTTCCAGGTTCTGGATGCGTTGCGGAATGCCGGCTACACGCATTTACAGATGTATGTTGGAAGCGACCGTGTTGCGGATTTTACAAAACTGCTCGGCAAATACGAAAGTGAAAACGTAGAGCCTGTGACCATCGTCGGCTCCGGTAAAGAAAGAAACGAATCGAGTGCGAATCTATCCGGAATGTCCGGTACGAAAATGCGGGAGGCGGCAATGCGTGGTAATATGGAGGCCTTCGCACGGGGCACAGGGTTTGCGGCGGCCAATGCTTCTGAACTGATGAATGAAGTCCGCAGAGGGATGGCAGGAGGAAAACACACGCAAAAAATGAAGAAGCGTGGGCGCAGACAAACAAGACGTAAGAATGTTTGAAATTAAAAATACCTTGGGACACGCACTGTGGGATATTGCGCCTGATGGAACTGTACGACGCTGGTGTGAAATCTACGATGCGAATGGTGTAGCGATTTCCATCGAAGAATCAAAAGAGCATATTCATTCTGTTTTGATTCCATTTCTGAAAATTGTACTATCCGAACTACAAACTGCGCCGAATAGCGCCATATTCCTACGAAATTTACCGGCCTTGCTTCAATATGCGAAACGTTTCTTACCCTGAATCTGCGGATTTTTTTGCGTTCGCTTTTCTGGCCGGCCCCTAGAAGCAAATGCAGACACTCTATCTGATTGTGATGACTGCGATTGGCGGACTGTTGTCCTTGTTTGCGGCGGCGGGCTGGGGTTCCTATACCGAGAAAAAACTCCCGGCCACGCCTGTTCTATTTCGCTGGTTTGTCACGGGAACGCTCGGCGCCGGCCTCAGCGCCTATGCGTGGCTCTACGGCGCCGGCGGTGACCCGACCAAGTTTCTCGAGTCGATGGGCGAGGCCCTGGAGGTCAAGGGAGTTATGGAGGGGCTTACGTCCGCAGTAGGCGGGGCGACGGAAGCCGCCGAAGCCGCTGCCTCTGTGCCTGAACTTACGGTAGGTATGCCGACGTTCTAAACGAATATATGATTCTTCAAGTCTATAAGTTATAGACTTGAATAAATATAAACAGGTCAATTCAATAAGAATATATAAATGACGAAATATTTTCTAACATTTGGCGGCCCTACACACGACTATCATAAAGCGGCAGAACGAATTTGTAAAGAAGCACGCACGTTTCAAGTATTTGATGAAATAATAGGAAGGACTGATAGTTATCTAAAAGCGGATACTGAATTTTGGAAAACGCACGGTCATTTTATTGAGACGAATGCTAGAGGTTACGGTTACTGGTTATGGAAATCGTATTTGGTAAAAAAACAATTAGAAACTATGAAAGCGGATGATATATTATTGTATGCGGATGCTGGATGTGTACTTAACGTTGGAGGAAAACAAAAACTCCTTGAGTATTTCGATATGGTTAAAATGAGTGAATATGGGATATTATCATTTCAAATGCCACATATTGAACACTGCTATACAAAAATGGACCTAATCCACTATTTGAATGGATTTGAACATATGGATACAGGGCAACTCGTAGGAGGAATATTTGTATTAAGAAAATGTCCGCATACGATCGCTCTTGTAAATAAATGGTATGAGGTGTGCTGTAACTATGATTTATTAAATGATAGCCCCTCCAAAATACCGAACCATCCGAAATTCAAAGAAGCTCGCCACGATCAAAGTATTTGGTCTTTATTGCGAAAGGAATACGGAACACTATTATTACTGGAATGCGAAACCTGGTTTGAAAAATGGACTACAGATGGTGTAAAGTATCCCATATGGGCTATGCGAAAACGTCACGGATAGCCAAAAAAGTATATTATTTGTAGTAATGTCGCTATAGTCTTACATATACAGATGCGCAATGCTCGGGTCTGCTTCCGCCTTCTTCTTGAGGAAGAGTTCTACGTGCTCCTTCTTGAGCGTAAACGGGAGCGCAAAGTCCTTGATTGCGAACGGGACCTGCTTGGGATTGTTGTAGAACCGTAGCAGATTGATTTTGCTGACGATGGTCTGTAGGCAACGCTTGAGTTCACGAACACCCGCCTCACCGCCCGTAAAGTTCTCAATCACGTGCTGTAGGATATCCTTGCTAATCGAAATCTTCTCGTGGAGACCCGACTCCTTGAGCGCACCAACGAGCAGATAATTCTCCGCAATCAGAAGTTTATCCTTCAGACTGAATCCCTTGACCTCGATGTTGTACATGCGGTCACGGAGAATGGGATTGACCTTCTCGTGGTTGTTGTGGCTGAAGATGAAGAGGCAGCGGCTCAAATCCAGGTCCACGCCCGTGAAGTACTTATCCTGGAAGCGGTCGTTCTGGGAACCGTCCGTAAGATGGATGAGGATATTCATAATCTCGTCGCCCTTGGGCGTCTCCGAAACCTTATCCAACTCATCGAAGTAAATCACCGGATTCATACACTTGGACTGAATCAGAACATCGACAATCTTACCCCACGTCGACCCCTCATAGGTGTAGCTGTGGCCATCCAGGAAACTTGCGTCCGTCGCACCACCCAGCGAGATGAAGTGGAACGGACGACCTAGCGCCTTGGCAACGCCGTCCTTGATGAGTGACGTCTTACCTACACCCGGTGGACCGTGAATGCTGAGAACGTTACCGTTCGCCTTGGGATTCGCAATCCAGGAACTCACGAACTGCATAATCTGTAGCTTCGGCTCCTCGTGGCCGTAAATCGCCGAGTCCATACACTTATGGACTGTAGACATAAACTCGTGGCACTTCTCGGCACCGTCCTCCATCTTCACGGGTAGGTCCTTGAACTCGCCCAGCGGCATACCCGTAAAACCATCGATCCAGTGACTGACCTTGTAGTACTCCGTCGACGATGGCTCGATGTTACAGAGCGCATTGTACTTGGCCATCGCAATACGATTCAGGTCCGGCTTCTTCGCCACCTTCTCGAGAATCTTAAACTTCAGAGGAATCTGGACCTCGCCAGGACTCGCCTTGTGCTCCAGAACCTTCAGAAGATTGCTCTGCTTCTCGCCATCGAGCGACTTGAAATACGTGATGTCGTTGTCAATCGTATCCTCCTCCTCGTCCTCCTTCTGAACGAGTTCTACGAAACGACGGACCGACGCAGACTCCTTCTTGAGATTGTACTTTTGCGGCTTGTTCGGGTCACGGCCACCGCCACCGCCGAGCAAATCGGAAATAACAATATCGATGCCACGGCGGCGAGGCTGTTCCTCCTCGTCATCGTCGTCGTCCTCGTCCTCGTCGTCATCCTCCTCATCGTCCTCATCGTACTCATCCTCGCCCTCGTCCTCGTCGTCGTCCTCGAAACTCTCCTCCTCTTCAGACTCGACCTTCTTCTTCTTTAGTGGTGCCTTGCGCTTCGGCTTCTCCTCCTCTTCCTCGGATTCGACGACAAGCGTAGGCTTCACACGACGCTTCTTTTTCGGCTTCACCTCTTCTTCATCCTCTTCCGATTCTACAACAAGCGTGGGCTTCGAACGACGCTTCTTGGGCGACTCGCTCGAGTCGGAAGGTAGACCCGCCTCACGACGCATCTTCTTTTTCGCAGCGGTCTTCGCCTTTCGGGGAGCTCGTGCGGCATCCTCCAGCGTAAACATCTCCTCGCTACTCGACTCACTGTAATCGTAATCAATGAGATTGCGAATGTTACCCTTCTCGTCGACGTCGCTCGCATCCTCATCATCGTCGCTTACAGGCTTACGGCGACGTAGGAGTTTCTTTCCATGCTTCTTATCGTCGTTGCGGGGCATTTTTATTGGACTTCTGGTTTATTCGGGGACCTTGACCGCATTATCGTAACGCTGTCAAAGTTCAATTTTGTTCAATCCCTATTGGGTTATTTACTTACGGTTGTTCTTGCGGCTCGCCTTGCGGTGCTTGCGGCTGTTGCGGTTCTTGCGGCTGTTGCGGTTCTTGCGGCTGTTGCGGTTCTAGCGGCTGTTGCGGCGCTTGCCACCCGCCAGGTTCTTGCGGC